CACAAATCTGAACCACTCACGCTGGTTTGTCACCTGTATTATTCAGGTTTACTACCTTCACTACTTCTTCACTACCATGCGCTTAATTGCGTGACTACATGCGCTTCGGCGTGACTAGCGCTTCGTGCGCCTTCCACTACTGTATTATGTAATATATCCGTTTCTTTCTTCCTCAGTCAATTGTGTCGGATTGTGATTATTACCAATCAAAAAGCGCGGTTCCTACTACTTCACCGTGTGTTATTGGTACTTTTTGGTTAATAATTACATTCTGATCAATTGACACTCCCTAAAATCCAAATTCTTTCCCTAAAATCCAAAAGTGAGTGCTATTATACGTATTAGTACTTTATAATATTATGAGTTTGGCCGCATTTGCTGGTGCTGCTACATCTAGTTCATCGGCATCCAGTTTGGAGGAATTGCATAATATTCTTAATGACAAATATGACGAGAAGAATGTGTTGTCGAAAAGACTCGCGCGCACCATCAATTGCCGAAATCTTTCAGGTGTTGCTTGGCTTACTCCAGATAATATGCTGCAACGTATTAACGATTTTGTCACCCGTATTTACGAGGACAAAGGTGTATCTGACGAAGCAAGCCAAAATTCTTACCGTCATTACTCTGATTTTCTCCTTCTGGTTGTGCCCACTGTGGGCACGACCCGTGCTATTAGCGCAAATCTTTTTCTTGTTGACAGTGATGATCCCACCAACATCTTGAATGGTGATCAAGAGGTGGACGTCGACAGTTCTGATGGACCGGTTTTGGTTGGTTTCAATATGGGTCATTGTGTCGTTAATAGAGATCGTACTCATGTTAGTGGTGCTGAAACGCATCGCCGCGTCGGGTTGTGTTGGGACATAACCGTTGATGGCGAGCAGGGTTCAGCTCAGAATACAACGACTTACTTCTCTATTAAAGCTACGTGGCGACGTAAGATATCTCTAAAACCTTCCTATTACAAAGTCGGGTCCCCTCTAGTCATACCTATCGATGTGGGTTTTTGTGAACACGTCATGTCCAAGAATCCAACGTTAGTGCGCCAATTTGTGCGGGCCGGCCTTGATGTTTCTCGCCATATGAAGTTTGCTCCTACTGTCAAAAATAACTTGTCCTTGGTCTCCGATGTCGATAAAAAGATAATGGATGCGAGCGAGGTCAAAGTAGTTAAGCCCGTTGTAAAACGTAAGCCTAGACGTGGTCGAGCATCTTCACGCGGATCTGTACCTTCACGTGCATCTTCAGCTGATTCTATGGTTTCGAGAAACTCAGCAGGGGTTATCCCTTGATGCAGCCAAAATTATCTTATATAGAGTAACTACTCGTAGAATAGATTAACCGATTACACCGGGTTTCGGTTATTTTGGATTTAAATACAAGGGTTTTTCCCGGTTTTCCCAAAAAATTTAACCACAATTTCCATTCCACTTCTATTTTCGAAAATTGAATGTGTTCATCTTCTGTTTCACTGGCTGAGTGTGTGTTAGTGCTCCTAATTGTTCCACCGCGGACCTACTAGCACCGTGCGACTACTGTTAAACTCTTGGGTAGTACTAACATGTCACTCAGCTTTTCAAACACAGATGAATTTATTAATTTTCGAAATTTCCCTTCACCTTATTCGGGGTGTCGTACCGTTTAGTTTTCTTTCATAAATTTCTGAGGGGGAGAGATTCCACTCTTCCCATTATCCTTATATATATATCTAATTATTCCCG